CTCTTTCAAAAAGAGCAATTCAAGATATTGAAGCATTACACTTGTATGTTAAGCTATTTATTGATAAATTCGTCATCGGAGAGTTACTGTTAGAAGGTAACTTCGGGGAAGATGTATTTATTGATGATAATATAGTTGAGCTTAAATTTGGTTTAGTTGATAAAGAAGACCAATCTAAATCGGAGAATCAGACAATTCAATTATTCTTAAACAAATTAATAACTGAACCTGAAGCAAGAAAACGTCTGCGTCTTAATCCTTTACAGAACGAGAGTAGAGAATTAAGCTACTTCAAACTTTACGAAGAGCCATTAGCCTTAATGAAATCTTTAGGTATAATTGCTGCTGACACAGCACTTGCAGAGTCTGAAACTTCAGCTATTAGTAAAGAAGGTGCAAAAAAGAATGAAGCTCAACAGCAGAACGCTGCTTCAGGCAGATCCCCTAACTCTGCTTCAGTAGGAAGTCAAAGGTCTTCTGCAGCACAATCTAGACCATCAAATCAACATGGAGTTAGAACTGCTCCTAATTTTACAAATAATCTTGCATTCGAAGCAAAAAATTTGATAAATTTAAAGATACTTGATAAATCCTTTACAGATGGGTTGACTTCTATAAGCGATATTGCTTTTAATGAAACTCATAAAAAAAGACTTGGAGAGTTAAGAGATAAATGTATTAATAGCTTAGATAAGCTTCTAACTCTTAGTAAAAACAAGATTAAAGAGTTTCAAAAAGAAGGTTTGAGCTCTGAAGTTATACTTAAAAGTTTGGAATGGAGATACGAGAATTTGATTGATGAGTATAGTATTCAAGCTTTTGAGCTTGGAATTGAATTAGCAAAACTTGAATTGGTAGAATAAAAGAAGTATAACATGACGGTATTGTCTTTTAAAAAGAAAAGCACTCAATTTTAGACAAACGAGGGTAGTGTATGAGTAAGCTTAAATTAATAGATTATCTAACGATTAATCCAGATCCAGCTCTTAGCAATCTAAATCGTAAAGATAAGATCCAACTTATAGATCATTTACTAAGTTCAAATATAAGTCACAGAGGTCTAGAAATCACTTATGATTTAAGTCATTCTGGTAGACGAATTAATAATAGAATCTACACAGTTAGAGGGCAACAGATAGGTGTTGACACGCTTACTTATCCTTATCCAAAACCTATCCTAACGCATCATAGCGGTGATAGCGATCCTATTGGTAGGTTTGTAAGCGGAGAGTGGGAAGATCTGTCAAACTTTGCTCTCAGTTATTTTGACGATATAAAAGATTTCATGGTGCTAAAGCATGCTTTTGATGCTGATGATCCAGAAGAAATCTATAAAGTAATGAAGAAATTTAATCTTCTTACTAACAAGGATTGGCCAGGCTTAGGAAGAATGCGGGTTCAAGCTCGTATTACTGATGAAAAAGCAATTGAAAAGTTTCTAGATGGCCGATATATAACTTTTTCCGCTGGAAGTACTACAGACCGTCACGTATGTAGTATCTGTCAGTCAGATTGGGCAAAGAGTGATTTGTGTGAGCATAGACACGGGAAGATATATGACGGAGACATATGTGTATTCGTCACTGGGAAATTTGAAGTCCTAGAAGGATCTGTAGTGAATATGCCTGCCGATGACCTGTCCCAAGTTTTGTCAATGGAGCTTACTGATACAGATGGTCAGGAAGTAAATAATGGCAAATATAAAATAGATAAAGATACTATTTACTTAAGCGATTCAGTTTATAATTTAATGGAGAGAAATATGCCAGAACAAACAGAAATAACTGAACCAGTTGTTGATAAACATATTTCTACAGAAATCTCATCTACAGATGATGCAGTAGCACAATCAGATACCTCAGAGAAGAAATTTAATCTTCTTGCTAAAGAATTGCCTGGTGACTTCGATACCGATGCTATCACCGATAAGGATTCAGAAGCTGTGGTTCCTGAGGAAGCCTCTAAAGTTGTTCAAGAGGACAATGAGGAATCTACTGATCTAAAGGATGAGAGTGCTGTAGAAGCTGCTGATTCAACAAGGGTGCCAGAAATTAGTCCTGAAGGATCTACTAACGAATTAGAGAGTCTTGATAATCTAATTGAAAGATTAGGATTAATTGTTGATAGAGTCACTCAAGCAAAGTTAGAATTAACGAGTGAGGATAAAGATGAGAATGACGATGGCTTGGAAACAACCGAAACCCAAGCCGACTCCCAAACCGAAGAAAAAGAAGAAGAAGAAAAAATCACAGACAAAGAAGAGGACAATGGGACCGGCGAGGAACGGGTACACACGGTAGAAGATGAAGAGGATATTGTTGAGGGTGATCTCGATTGGTATCTACTGGAAGCGGGTCTTGCTCTTGAGCTAGGTGACGCTAAGTTGTCTTCAGCGCAGAGGAAGAAGCTTTCTTCTTCTACTTTCTGTGGCCCCGAAAGGAGCTTTCCTGTTCCTGATTGTATTCATGTAACTGCTGCACGCAGACTTATTGGACGAGCAAAGTTATCGTCAGATCAAAAAGCTAGTGTCTTAGCATGTGTAAATAGAAAAGCCAAGAATTTAGGTTGTGATACTAGTAGTGATTATACCGAACTCCAATTGGAGTATGAAACGTTGAAACAAGATCATGTTGTTGTTTTGAAGAAAGTTGAAGAACTTGAAGCAAAACTTGTGACAGTACTTCAGTCGGTAGATAAACGTTTCAATGAAGATGATAATAAGACAGATAAATTGTTTGCGGATGCAGGTGAAACTGATGAAGCAAAGGGCTTACGGGAGACAAGGATAGAGAATCCTTCTGTGGCGTCTGACGTTGCAGGACCTTCAGCTCGTAAGAAGTTAGGTAAATATGAAGAGTCTATTGTAGATAGATATGAGGAACTTTTAACAACTAGAGGGTCTGACGCTGCAGACAGATACTTTCTCTCCTTGAGACGTTATCTGCCCCGTGGCTTTCACCCCAAACAATATATAGGAGAATAAACATGACAGTTAAAAGATTTAGCGGTTCTTTTAAAACAAGGACTGATATTCTGGATAACATTACACCAAATAATGTTGTCCAACCCAATGTTTCCGTTCCTGCTGGGGAATGGAAGCCTGCGAACTGGCTTCCTGTCATTTGGCAGGGCGAAGCTAGCCAAGATAACTTTGTTATCTCAAGTGGTAAAGTTGTATGCATGACTAAGCAGGGAGAAATTGTTCCTGCTCGTTATCGTTTCATCGCAATGACCCCAGGCGCTGCTGCTACTGATGTAGTAATTACTTATAGTGCTCTTGATGTCGCTCAAGGTACTATTGATATTGAGACTGGAGTAGCTGTAACTGCAGCTAAGACTGTAACCTTCCTAGAGATGGCTGTTGCTGTTTTAGCACGGGGTCTTGTTAGCGAACACGATGCTGGTTTCAGCAATACCGATCCTTTCACTACCACTGATAGTACTGAAATAGCTGATGTGTTGCAGGCTTATGTTTCTGCACCTGTTGGTGTTGCAGCATATGATGTTTACGCTTGGGCAGGAGATGCACCAGGTGCACTTAATTTTGCTAACTACCAGAAACAACATTTAGTTCAGTTCTTTACTGATGTGCAAATGCAAGTTCCGGTACATGTTTCGCATACAGATCCAACTAATAATTTCACGGGTAATGCTGCTGAAACAATTACTGCTGCACAGGCTTCTTATGTAGCTTGGAATCCTGCGACAGGAGGACACGGATCTCAATTCCCGTGTCCAAATGCAATGGCTACTCCAGTTGGTCTATTGCTGACTGCTACTCAGCTTAATAGTCTTACTCGTTATTCGGCAGATGTTGCTGTTGGTGACAACCTTGTTGGCATCGCACTTCCCCATGCTCCAGTTGCTAGTAATACAACTAGGACTCCTATGGGTGATGGAAGTGCTGCTTTGGTTCGACAGAAAAGCTCTATTGCTAAAGTGACACAAGATGGTGATTGGTATCTTGACCCTGATGTTGGTGTTATTATTGCTTTTGAGACAGACGGTGATGCTCCTGCTTTAGCATTTACAGCTAATATTACTTACTCTGCTTATGTAAGCACAGCAACTAATAGCTGTGCTGCAAGTGAACGATATGTTCATTTTTCTGGCAATCCACGACCAGGTACTCACGTTACTTATGATAGATACAGCAATTTCATTGCTTGTGAATCTACCAATAATGAAATTATTGGTCGTTGTCTCGGTACTATCCGACAACCAAAGGGTCTGCTTGACAGGACCCGAACAGCCTGGGAAGGGTCGTCTTTTGATAAGACTGCTCAAATGCCAGGTACTGCTACGGCAGGTTATACTGACCTCATCACGTTAACTGATGAAGTTGCCAGTGATTTAGTAGCATTAATCAACGTTAAAGCTTAATAAGGAGTATATCATGACTGAATTAAAATTAATTGATGGACAGACATTATCACTCCCTTCTAGCGAAGATGCTGCTGCCCGTTATGTAGCTGACCTGATTCGTAACAGGGGACAAGTCCCAGATAGTGAAGATAAGATTTCCTGGCAAACTTTTGCAGAGACAATCTCTCCCAAGAATACGGATCTTGTCCGTTCTTCGGAGATTACTCCTCTGCTTCAAAAATCTTTAGAGATTTTGATCCGGGAACCAGTTGAGCCGAATCTTGTTGTTACTGGTCTCTATAATAGAGTCCAAGCACAAGGGCTCAATACTCAAATCCTCGCCGGTGCGATGGGTGCTGTTTATGCTCAAGATATTCAAGAGCATGGTACCTATCCCGAAGTGAACTTCCAGGTTGGTGGTGCAGTGAGCACTGCCTGGATCGGGAAGTGTGGTATCGCAGCTTCTTTCACCGATGAAGCTCTCCGGTATTCTACCTGGGATATTATGTCGATGAATCTCCGATTGATGGGCAATGCACTTGCTCGACACAAAGAGCAGAAGGCTGTTGCTTTCCTTAAGACACTGGGTACTACCCTTTTCGACAATGCGACTCCGACCGAATCTCTTTATGGGGTTTGCACTGGTCGTAATCTGGCTGGCGGTGGTAACGGTTCTCTTACTATGGACAACCTCATGCGATCTATGGCTCACATGGCCGAAGAAGGTTTTGCTCCGGACACTCTCCTGATGCATCCCCTCTTCTATTACACCTTCCTGCAAGATCCTGTGATGCGAGCTATGATGCTTGCTCATGGCGGTGGTGCATGGTTTAATATGTACTCAGGCCAAAACAATGCACAAGCTCCTTGGGGCAATGGTGCAATGGGCGCTCAAGGTCCTTCTGCAGGGCTTAAGGTCGTTAATCCCGGTCCTGGTGGATTCCAGGGCAATGGTGCTGGTGGTACCGTCGTTAACGGTGAGACTGTTACTGGTCTTGCTGGACGTTCTGGAAACAGCACTACTGCTCCCAACCTTCCGTCTTACTTCCCGTTTAACTTTAACATTATTGTTTCTCCTCTGTGTCCTTATGATCCAGAAGATGAGACTGGTGATGTTTTCTTGCTTTCGAGTGGGAATGTTGGCTTCTACCTTGTTGATGAAGATCCAACCACTGTTGAATGGCGTGATGAAAGCGTTGAAGTTGTTAAGGTCAAGATTCGTGAGCGTTATGGCTTTGCTGTTGCTCATGAAGGCCAAGGCGTTGGTGTTCTTCGGAATGTTGCAGTTGCTCAGAACTTCTGGGATGGTACTGTTCCTGCCGCTGGTATGGACGTTATCGCAATCGATGCTGATGCTCCGGTAGTCTAAATACTAAAGTTGTAGTAGATATTGTTGTAGAAATTGTGTGTTAATTACCCTCGGGGGGCGGGGCCCAAAAGCCTCGCCCCCCTTTTCTTTTTTAAATGGAGTTTATATGGGTTGGTTTGCTAAAATTAAAAAAACTGAACAAGAAACAGCAATGGATTATGAAACAGCCCCTGACAAAGACAACCCTTATTCAAGAGGTATCGAGGATGAGGGAGAGCTAGTAACAATTGTACACGCAAGAAATATTAAACCGTTTGATGACATAGAAGATGAAAAGGAGATAGAAGAAAATGGCGATACCAACGATTGATTCAATATATCCTAATGATGCAAGTACTGGAGTACCTCTAGGTGCAGAGATCCAGATTACTTTTGATCGTGGGATAGATCTGAGATCAGGCAAAGCTAATGTTGTGATCTATGGTGTTGATTTTGATAAGACATCAGGACCAGATAGCACAGCATGGATCGATGGAAAAGGTAATAATCCTTATTTTCTAAAGTCTCCTGGTTTTAGTGGAACTGTAGAATGTGATTATGAGTTAGTTTATGTTAATTCTTTGGGGGCTACTATTGATCCTCAACCAGAAGTGTTAACTGAAGCTGCAGAGATAGCTGCAAGCTATCGTCATAAACTAATTATTAAGCCTAAATCCTTATTAGCTGCAAATGCTAATTATAAGGTTTATATCATTGGTGACTCTGAAGGTGGTACCAGCAGAGGAGTTAGTGCAAGGACTGTTTTTGATATAGATAGTACTGTAACAAGTGCTGCTGCTACATTAGTAGCGTATGGTGGATACGAGGGCCCTTCTGACGATATTATAAAAGTAAAAATTACTACAGCAGGAGATATTGGCCAAGCTAAATACAAATGGTGGTATAATTCAGCTGGTGAAGGTACTGCTATTATTGGTAGAATTACCTCTAGAAGGTATCGAAGATTAGAAGATGGTATCCAAATTAGATTTACAGGATCGAGTTATACTGTAGAT